AGCAGGCACTCAGTACCATGGGCGCTGACAACCCCTTTGTGACCATGACCCAACTCTCGCGCACGTTGCGCAAGATTGTGGAATTGTCAGGGTTCAAGGACGCCAGCCAGTACTTTAAGGACGTGCCCGAAGGTTATACGCCACCCCAGAAACCCGAGCGCAAAACGCCAGAGGAGATATTGGCCCAGGTCCAGGCCGAGTCCATCCAGGCCGACATCCAGAAAAAGGCTGCCGAGCTTGAACTGAGGCGCGAACAGATGGTTCGGGATGATGATTACCGAAGAGATCAACTCGCCCAGGACTTAGTGCTCAAGAAGTACGAGCTTGAGTTAAAGTATGGGGTGCAACTTAGCACTGCCGAGCTTGATGCCCAGCAGTCTATGGACAGAGAGGCGCTGCGCCAGCAGTCAGCTCTCATGGCCCAGGCCATGCAGCAGCCGACCCAGGCGCCGGTGCCGCCCATCAACCCTAACAGTGGAATGGTTCAATGAACGAAGATCAGGTGCGTAAGGGCCGAAAGGCCGAGCAGTTGCTGCAAGACGAGGTCTTTGCGGCTGCGCTGGAAAAGCTCGAAAACGAGCAGTTGTGGGTTTTCAAGGGCAGCAAGCCAGAGGAAGCTGACAAGCGCGAGCAGGCTTACGCCATGATCAAGGCCATTGAGTTGTTCAAGACCGAAGTCACCAAGATGGTGGACAACGGCAAACTGGCGCAGCGAGCAATTGAACGCGCCCAGAAAGTCACCGTATGAGCACGCAGGCAGCACAACCAATCGCCCCTGCGGGTCCAATGAATTTGGCCGAAGCGGCCAACGCCCTCGAGGGAATACTGCCAGTTGATGGAGAACAGTCGCCCGAAGAGACGCAGTTGTCAGAGTCCGAAGAGGATGATGGCGCGGCCTTGAGCGAAGAATTGTCAGCGGATGCAGACGCTGCTGACGAGGAAACGCAAGAGGAACAGTCCGAGGAAGATGAGGAATCTGAGGAGCAAGATCAGCCAACCCACTTCACCGTCAAGATTGACGGCAAAGAAGTTGAGGTGACGCTGGACGAGCTGCAAAAGGGCTATTCAAGAACCCAGGACTACACACGCAAAACGCAGCAGATCGCTGAGATCCGTAAACAGGTCGAGGCTGAGACTGAGGCAGTGCGTGCCGAACGTGCGCAATACGCGCAGATGTTGGGAGCGTTGCAGGCCCAGCTCCAAGGGACCGAGACTCAGATCGATTGGGATCGTCTTTACCATGAAGACCCCATCGAGTGGGTACGGCAAAAAGAGGTGATGCGCGAGAGACAAGAAAAATTCCAAGCTATTCAATTTGAACAGCAGCGAATGGCTCAACTCTCGCAGCATGAGCAGCAACAGCAACTTGCATCGCATTTGCAAGAGCAGCACACAAAGCTGCTTGAGATCATTCCCGAGTGGAAAGATCCTGTCAAGGCGAAAGCAGAGAAGCAGTTGCTGGTCGAATTCGGTCAAAAGACTGGATTTACGCCCGAGGAGCTGAAGGCCATTGTGGACCACAGGGCGGTTGTCGCGTTGCGTAAAGCGGCGCTGTACGACCAGATGATGACCAAGCGAAAAGCAATCACCCCCGTGACCAATAACGGCCCACGGCCAGCCAAGCCAGGTGCAGCAGGCCGGGTATCCCAAACAACTGAAGCAACTCGCGCCAAACAGCGTCTCGCAAAGACTGGCCGTGTCGATGATGCGGCCTCTGCAATCTACCAACTTTTGAGGTAATACCATGACTATCGTTAGCAATACCTTCACGACCTACTCTGCAAAGGGTATTCGCGAAGACCTGAGCAATGTGATCACCAACATCGCTCCCGAAGAGACTCCTTTTCAATCCAACATTGGCCGCGAAACCATTTCGAACACCTTGTTTGAGTGGCAGACCGACACCTTGGCAGATGCTGCAGCAAATGCGCAGCTCGAGGGTGATGACGTTGCATCATTCGATTCAGTGACCGCCACTGTTCGCTTGACCAACTACGCCCAGATCAGCCGCAAGACCATCATCTTGTCGAACACTGAAGAAGTGGTCAACAAGGCCGGTCGCCGTTCTGAGTTGGCATATCAGATCGCCAAGCGCGGTTCTGAGTTGAAGCGTGACCAAGAATTCATTTTCTTGAATGGCGGCATTGCTGTTGCAGGCAACACCACCACGGCTCGCGTGACTGCCTCCTTGGGCGCGTTTGTCAAGACCAACACTGACAAGCAGACCAACGGCACTGATCCCAGCTACACCACGCTGCCCAACAGCGCTCGCACTGACGGTAACGTGCGCACCTTCACCGAGACGATCTTGAAGAACGTCATCCAGAAGGTGTGGACTGCTGGCGGCACTCCAAAGATCCTGATGACCGGCCCTGTCAACAAGCAGCGCGTGTCTGGTTTCTCTGGCATTGCCTCTTCACGTTTCAACATCGATGGCGGCGCAAAGCCTGCCACGTTGATCGGTGCCGTTGACATTTATGTCAGCGATTTCGGCAACGTGAGCGTGATTGCAAACCGTTTCCAGCGTGAGCGTGATGCATGGGTGATCGACCCTGACTACGCCAAGATGACTGTGCTGCGTCCTTACCAGCAAGTCGAGTTGGCGAAGACTGGTGACGCTGAGAAGCGCATGTTGTTGATCGAGTACGGCTTGAAAGTGTTGGCTGAAAATGCCCACGGCCTGGCCGCTGACTTGATCACCTCTTGATCGTTAACTAGGAGAAGGGGCCAGGGAAACCTGGCCCCACTTACATGGACAAAAGAATTCTTGATGTAAGCCCCGACAAGGCAATCACTCGCACCTGGCACTTCAACCCCGACACCGAAGAGACAACGATCCAGACCTCTCAGGACGTGACGGCAGTTGTTGAGGCCAACAAGCGTGACTTTGCAGCCATTGACAACAAGGCAAACTGGACAGGTGAATGGCATCATGTCGCCAGCATCCCAGAGTCTTTGTATTACAAGCTCAAGGCCGAAGGAAAGCTAGATGACGAGGCTTACATGAAGAAGTGGCTCAATGATCCCGACAATCGATTCTTTCGCGTGAGGCCCGGCCAAGTATGAACTACATTGCGGTTTGCACGCCAGCGCGTGACCAGGTCCACACCAACTACACATATTGCATGGTCAACATGGTGGCGTATCACACGCTCAATACCACTGATGCCATCAGTCTGAAACTGTTGCAGGGCACGCTGATTCAGAACCAGCGTGCTGATTTGTGCCTGGACGCCATGCGCGAGGGCTGCACGCATGTGCTGTTCATTGACTCAGACATGACCTTCCCCCAGGACATGATCCAACGGCTGCTCAAGCATGACGTTGACATTGTTGCGGCCAACTGCGCAAGGCGCAGGATGCCCACAGGTCCGACCGCGCAGAACTATGACGAGAACGGCAAGCGCAAACCCGTCTATTCGATGCCAGAATCCACTGGTCTTGAAGAAGTTGGCAGCGTTGGCACTGGTGTCATGCTGATCAAGCGCAACGTCTTTGAGGGCATGTCAGAACCCTGGTTCGATATGCCTTGGCAGTACGACACCAGAGGCTACATGGGCGAAGACGTGTTCTTTTGCAAGAAGGCGCAAGAGCTTGGGTTCAAGGTGTATATTGACCATGACGTGAGCAAAGATATCGGCCACATTGGCACGTTTGAATTCAAGCATGAGCACACCTGGATCGTCAAAGAGGAAATGGAAAAAGAGGCAAGCTGATGGCACTCACCACATACAACGAGCTGAAAACATCAGTTGGCGATTGGCTCAACCGCACTGACCTGACAACGGTAATCCCTGACTTTATTGCTTTGGCCGAGGCTCAGATCGAGAGACAACTGCGCACCCGGCAGATGATTGTCAGATCCACTGCATCGATCTCTACAGAGTACAGCGCAGTGCCTGATGATTTTCTGGAGACGAAGTCCATCAAGCTCACCGGCACAAATCCGATCACGCCTTTGGGGTTTGAGACTGTCGATTCACTTGACTCTTTAAGCGTGCAGTATCGATCCAGCGGCGTGCCGATCTTCTTTGGCATTGTGGGCGGCCAGATCCGGGTGCTGCCGATCCCTGACGCTGCCTATACCGCAGAGCTTGCGTATTACGCCAAGTTGACCAAGTTGTCATCTACCGTGGCAAGCAACTGGCTGCTGGCGCAAGCGCCTGACGTTTACCTGTATGGCGCATTGCTCCAGGCTGCGCCTTACCTGCAAGATGATGCGAGAATTACGGTGTGGTCATCGCTGTACCAAGCAGGCCTAGATCAGTTGCAGATTGCAGATGATCGAGGTTCTACCAGTGGCGGTGCATTGCTGACCAGGGCAAAAACATTTGGGTGATTAAA